TCCGTTGTCGTGTCATTCATCTGTTCTGTGTTCCTTCTTCTTTCGTCAGTCCGGGGATAGCTTCTGCCCCCATGGTTTCCTTCTGCCTCAGGCCGGCGGCATGCCGGGAGGTGGTGGCATCATTGGCGGGGCCGGAGGGGTCAGCGCCTTCATTCGCTCGACCACGTCCTGGAGGTACCCCTCGAACCGGTCGATTACCTCGTCCGGTGCTTCCTCGACGATGGCATCCATCATCGCGGCCTTCACGATGTCGAGTGTCATCTGGAGGTTCTGCTCATCCCTGACTAGTGGGATCTCCTTCTCAGGATCCAGAATGATCTCAATCACATGCTCGATGTAGTCAGCGTTAGCGGTCAGCAGTCGGTTCACACGGACCATGTCGGGATCCGAGATCAGGCTACCCAGGTACTCGGGTGGGATCTGTCCGGACTGGCTGAACTGCTCGATGAGCTGCAGCCGACCGGCGTAAGACTCAGGGACGGGGGAGACGGTCTCCAGCTCCATCACGAACTGGTCCCTTTCCATATCGACCTCGGTCCACTTGAGTGTCCGGATCACCGATCCCTTCGCGTAGTCGGCCTCCCAGTCGCCGTCCTCGGCTGCCAGGTCCTTGGCCCGGTCGATGAGGAGGTTGGCAATCTCGAGGACGAACGCTGCGTAGCGCCTGACGACATCGATGTGACGCTGTGTCTGGAAGTCGTGGTAGTGGAGCAGCGCAACGCCCGAGCTGAGCCCCGCGGGCTTCATCGAGGTGGCTGCCTCCTGGCTCATGCCCGCCTGTGAGTACAGCTGCTCGATCATGAACCTCAGGTGCTCGAACAGTTCACGTGGGACGGGCTCCGGCGTCATGAACGTCGGAAGTTGCCCCACGTACTCGATGACCGTGCCCATGTCGGGGTCAGCGAGGTGGTCGATGTTGATCCCTGAATCCTTCTGGACGAAGACCTTGAAGCGGGCACCGATCCGCAGGGCCATGTTGATCTGTCCGACAAGCCCGTCGATCTCCCACTGAACGGGGAGCAGTCGCTCGACCAGACCCTGGCCGTAGTAGCCGTCGCCGGCACGTGCAGGGTGGTAATCGATCCTGGCGAACGGGAAGCGGGTGTGTTCCCACGGCTCGTCTACCAGCGTAGCACCATGTACACAGACCACGTGTCGTCCCTCGACGTCCTCGGTCGGGAGCGACCAGGCCTCATAAACGTCGACAAGGTCGCTGTCATCCGTGATGTTCCGGAGGCGCCGCTCCTTGGAATCAGGAGCATCGTCGATGTCACCGGCATTGTCCGGGAAGTCGACGATGAGGGCCAGCCGAGGGACCGCCCTGATCTGGTACATGTGCTGTGGGCTGCCGTAGCGGGCCTCACCAGGATCGACGAACAGCTCGTCCGAGGGGACATTGTCCATCTCGACCTTGCCGTTGACCGCGGAGGTCTTGATAATCCCACTGCCGGTCTGCAGGGCCATGTGAACTGCTAACGGACCCTTGACATCCAGACACAACGCATCTGCCTGAGCCTCAAGGAAGCGTGTGAGCTTCCGGGCCCTGAGGGTCTGTGTCCAGTCACCACCACGTGAGGCACACTTGACCGCCGGACGTTGTACCGTGATCTTGGCGTGCAGGTAGTCGACGGCAGCCCTCGTGAAGTTCAGCTGGCCATGGGCCATGCCGGCGTCACTGAGGTGTCCCCTCAGTGCGGGGTCGTCGCTGATGCCGTCGAGGTTCCTTCCGTCGTAGATGTCCTGGTGGATACGGATACGCTGGAGCCTGACCGAGTCCTGATCCCTGAGCCTGTCGACCAGGTCGGTCACCAGGTCGTGGGAGCCGTCCTCGTCCGCCTCCCACCAGTTGTCGTCTCGTTTGCTCACTTATCCCCGTCCTTACGGTTTCCGATGCCGTATAGCTCGTAGTAGTTCCGCGGAGGCTTGCTACCGGGTGTCTGCCTGTTGGTGTCCTCGGAGCGCGGTGGCTCATAGGCTGCCAGCTGCACCTCGATGGAGCCGACCTTGATGTGGCGTGGAACGAGGCCCAGGGCGAGCAGTCGCTCAGCCAGCAGTGTCAGCTTGACCGTCTCGTCTTCGGGATCGTCCATGTCTCCGTAACTAGTCGGTGGACCCTGAAGTAGGCTCGGGCAGGTGGGTTCAGCGATATCTGCCATTTCTTCCTCCGGGGGTCTGGAGACGTCGTGGTTTGAGCATCTGCTGCCGGTGCTGCCGCTCCTCGCGTGCAGCCACCATCTCGGGGGTCTGGGGCTGTACCGGGTTCATCGCGCGGTAGTGGGGGCACTCGCGCCACACGTAGCGGAAGGCATCGAACAGGTGGTTTATCTTCGTGATTCGCCCGTCGGGTCCGACCCCGGCGGCCACCTCCTTGTTGCCGCGTTCCCACTTGTCCGCATCCCAACTCAGCACCTGAAGGTCCTTGTGGAGTGGCGAGCCCCGCCGGACGAGTGTACGTCCCCGCTGTAGGTCCGTCCTCAGCTCCTCGATCATGTGGATGCGGTTGGCCTTCGTCGCGGACATGAGGTGGATGCCCGGGTTGTTCCTCCCGTGCCGCAGGCGCATGTCTGCGACGATCTGCTTGGCCTGTGCCCCGTCGTCGAGGAAGAAGCGGTTGAGACCGGGGAACATCAGGGCCACCTCGGCCATCTTCTCGAACTGGAGGTCGGTCCCGATGCCGTGCCAGGTCTGGGAGTGGTACTCGCGGATGATACCCTCCTCACGGGACCAGCCGATGACGACGATTCCGAACGGATCGTTGATGAATCCGAGGTCGACACCGGCGATGTATGTGATGGCCTGTGTACGTTGGACGAAGATGCCGGCGGTGTTGGGGATGGTCTCGGGGACCGTCCCGTCCCACAGGGAGCTGTACTGGTCGACGGGGAGGACATGTCCGGCATCGGACTGGACCCACTGGCCAAGTCCCTCACGGCGCCACTTCGGATCGTCGTCGGCCTGACGGAGAAGCTCCTTGTTGCGGAGGGCATTGATCCACAGCTGGGGCATTGTGGTGACATCTTGCATGCCCCAGCTGTGAATCGACCATCCCTGAATGTCAGCGACTTGAGTGGTAACATCGTGGAAGTAGCCGATGCAGAACTCGGAGGGAGTCCCGACAAGGACAAGTCTTCCGTCCCTGGCGTTGAGCAGGAACATGATGACGGACTTGACGGCGTCCTGAAGTCCTTTTGCTTTCTGTGCCTCGTCGACGACAACGAGGTCAGCCTTTCTACCGCGAAGCTTGTCGAAGCCCTCGTCGGAGTCGGCCCCGAGACATTCAACGATCGACCCATTCGGGAAGACAGCCGTCATCTTGGTGTTGTTCAGCCGACAGACGATGTTGTAGTCCTTCTCCAGGCGACGGAGGATGGCGGGGATACCGTCCCGAGGGTCGTCCCACATGATGGCTTTGGCCTCGGCATATGTGGCATTGACGTAGATGCACTGTCTGAGCGGTCCCTCAAGGGCGGTGATGATGAGGTCACGGGCGACCGTGAAGGTCTTGCCGCACTGCCGTGTACAGTAGGCCGCCTTCAGGGGACTCAGGTCTTGAAGAAATTCCAGCTGACGTGGGACGAGGTCAAACATCAGCGAGGCAACGGCCTCCTCGGACCTGTCCTCCTGGGAGACGAAGCCCCTTTTCAGGGCCTCGCTGATGATGTCGGCTGCGGTCAGGGCCATGATGGCCTCAGGTAGGCTGGCTGATAAGGGGACATGATGACCTCGAGTAGGCTTGGCTGGCTAGGGACATGGGACTGTTTGGAAGGTGTTGGCTGGCAAGGGACTGGTTGGAAGGGACATGAGTTTATTTAAATAAAAGCTGAATGTTTGGAAGGGACTGGTACTTCCGACCAACAACCCGTTTTCTGATCCGCACCCGCGAAACACATGGCCCCTAACACAATTCCCGGGGACCACACCACTGCGCCAAACGCCCGGGAAACAGCGACTGTTGCCCCGCTGCACAAATTCTGCCTCGACCTGTCCCTCCGTGCAGCAAAGCCCCGTGCAGCAAAGCCCCGTGCAGAAAGTGTCTTCCAAAGTGCCCCGGCAGTTCTGCAGAAAAGTGTCTTCCAAAGTGTCTTCCAAAGTGATATGATGGTATCTTCAGGTTGCCGTGACCGAGTCCCCCTAACTCCTCACCATCGTGACTCCAGTGAGGGCCACGGGCTTCTACCGACTGTTGGGTATGGTGATATGGCTGGATCACTTGACGGGTGGAGGGACCCTGAGTCACTCGTCAGGCAACTCATCGATCGCCTCGGTCAGCTCGCGCCCAGCCTCAGATACGGCAATCATGTCCCGGGTGTAGATGTCGATGACCTTCTGGCGCAGCGGGATACGTGCACCGTTAGTGGTATCTGGAAGATATCGGTCAATGAACTCCTGAGGAGTGAGACTGATGCCAGCGTCCCGCGC